GCCCTCCGCTATAACATGCAGTGCCGTCATAAGACGCTGAACGGTATCAGATATTTGTTCCACTGCGTAACCGGACGGCATCACCCGCCCCGTTGTCTCCAGCGTGCCACCGTTGTTGATGTACTCGTCAGCCAGGGCGCGATCAGTTGTATTGGTTACCCAGCACTTAGAACCATCCAGGATATTGCCGTTAAGAACATCATTTTGAGCGTCAGACAAGGTTGTAAAAGTGCGGACGTTATTAGTTATTGCCCCCATACCAGGCATGGATGAAATTGCCAGTGCCACTCCGGCATCATTTAGGTAATAAGTAAAGGACAAACTGCTGCCAACTCCCTCAGCAACACGGAATATTTTACCACTCGGTGTATTAGCTAAGCCTGTTATTGTACCATCCGGGTCTGATTCAGTTTTATAGAACGTATATTCTCTATAATCACTGGCTGATTCTACCAGTATACGTAGCCAGTTAGTTCTGTTGGCAAGTTGTGACGCCTGAAGGTTTAATATGCCACCAGGACCAGCTTTAGCTCTTTCTGACTCTTCAAGTTGATGTATACCAGATTCCCATGCCGGTTGTTCAGGTAAATTAGACATCATCATTCTCCCTGATCGTCGTAACAGGCCAAATAATATTCGGCGCAAGGGATGTATCAACCCGGTTAAGCAATACACGATATGCCTGTAAAGAAGACAGGCGAGTTTTTTCTTCTTCAGTTGCCATATTAAGAGCCACTGCATCTTGAAGAATGGAAATATCCGCCGATGCCTGAGTAATCAGCTCTTTTTTCTGCATGTCAGCAACGGCAACATCAGCCGCATGCTGCGCATCTGCGTCTGTTACCCAGGCAGAACCGTCCCATTTGTCGTATGGGGTTGATGGTGCAGAGGTCGTTACAGTGTCAGGTATGGGGCCGGGCTCGGTAATAACGTGGCTGGCCAGCGTCTGAATGTCATAGACAGTGATACCGCGAAAATCATCGGTAACAGACCAGGACGAATTATCTTCAGAACGAACGGCAACCTGATATTCACTTTGTACCGGCGGCTCTTCAAGGCATGAAAATGCAGGAAGGCCAACCCCAATATGAATATAAGTCTCCTCGGCACCGATAAACTCACGGGAAGCCATATCAAAATGAAATACCTGAACGGTACCTGCCTGAGTTGCAATCAGATTGCTGTCAAATATTGCTTTAATATCACCAGACATTATGCCGCCCTCACAATATAATGAAATGCCATGTTTTTAACCGTGGTTTCGGAATTACCGGACGCCTCAATGGTTATTGTGTGACCATGTGGGCCGATATAAACTGTGTGTGAATGCGGCGGTTGCACAGAGGTCCGCCCGAATCCAGTACCGCCATTGCTACCAACTTCCTGATCACTGCCGCCTTGTTTTTGCATCCCGGATCCCCAGCCGTGATCGTGTTCGTTATCACTACTGGTTGTTTTTGTGCCCAGGTCAGTCTCTGTCGCTGATGCTCCATGGGTATGCGCTTTATTGCCGTCAGCTTCAAGACTGAGCAGCGCACGGCCAGAGGCCGGTAACCCTTTGATTGTCTGGCCACGTAAATCAGGTAACGAGCCGCCAGTATAAACTGCAGCCAGATTCGGATAGGTCGTCGCGCTGAATGACGCACCGTTGCATATTAAATATCCCGTAGGTGGCGTGCTGGTTGGCCATGGTAGCGGTATGCCGTAAGGTACCGACATATTTGAATCCACCATGATTTTATTAATAGCCTGCAATACCTGATTATTACTGTCGCCATCAGGGTTGATATTTGCAGCAGCCAGAATTGACAATAATTCACGCTGTACAGAACGAATGGCATCCTGCACATTATTCAGAAAAAGCGCTCTGACAATGGTTCCTAACGTCCCCAGCGAGGGGTCGCCGTCGCTGAATTCATTATTTGGTGCATCAACCGGAGGCATCAGGCTTTGCATAAAATACTCCGTTAATCGGTGGTTTTTTCTACGTAGCCGGTCATTGGCTGTTCGCCGTCCAGCGCAAATGAACCATCCAGATAAAGCGGATAGGTCATTTCAGATTCGTAGAGGAAATAACAAAGGGTATGAGCGGGTTTTAATTCATTGAATGTGGTTTCAAGAACTTTATCGCCCAGCGTCATGAGCCGTTCGCCAACGCGGGAAGTCCCAGCGCGGAAATAATAAAGAGGAACTTCTAACCCATAGACGTTTACCCGCCACGTAAAAATAATATCGTCGATATATAGCGTGTCACCGCAGCGACTGGAACCGACCCTGAAGGGTTGTAATTCATCAATAGTGATGGTGTAACCAATCCTGCTGGCCATGGTGATAAAATACGGAATACTTAAACCACCAATTTCTGACAGCTTAATCAAGACGCGATCGAGACGCTGCTGATAACCGTCATCCTCATTAGGTGTGACATCTAAAACACGCTCCCAGTCTGTCAGCAGGTTATCAGCAAAAAAGGGTGCAACAGCATTCAGTGCATTATTTGCTGATTCATCCGTTGCATCGAATGCGTTACCTTCTGCCGATAACTCAGCATATAAGGCTGGTTGCTGCGTATCGTATGCAACAGGCGGCAGTAACAGGGATAAGAGGTTCTTCGCATTGCTCATAGCTGCGATACCTCGATGCTGCCGACACGGATCCATTCCACGACGGTTTCACTGACATCAGGAAATACGTTCGACGTCGGCGAAACGATGACCCGGTCCACAACGCCGGTCACGATAGAAATCAGCATCTCGGCCTGAGAACGAATAAAGGGCTCACCTGGCGGTAATTTATTGATATAGTCGGTCAGCGTAGAAATAATGTTTTCACGCGCCACATCAATTGTCACACCATCCAGCGAAACCTGAATATCCAGGTCTACCGTTTTAATCGTTGGCCCCAGTACCAGGCAGTTCTTTGCCGTTACAGGACGCACGTCGTCAATATATGCCTGCGTGGCGGCAATAATTTCGGCGGAGGGTAAACCGTCGGCCGAGGTAATAACCACGTCAACAGTACCCAGCCCGCGCCGCAGGGGATAAACATAAGCGGCCGTGACGCCATCCACGGACATCGCCCAGCGACGGTAGTCGTACTTATTCCCGCCGGCTGGTGCGCGGCGAATAATGTCAAGCAGACGGTCCAGCAGTTCGGTATCCGATTCCTGGTCAGTCCCCCCGGACATAATCCCGATAATAACGGTACTGTCGAACCCTGTCGGCGTGCTGGTAAATGTGCCTGTTGTGATGGCCGTAGTATTACCGGCAGCGCCGGCAGTGGAATAGCTTGCCGCTACCGTGCCGTTACCGTCACTATCAAGCGTCGCGGCAGCCGTGGTGGTATACGTCAGGCTACCACGCGTCACACTGTAGCCGGCTGCTGCCGTCGCGCCGGGTTCGCCGGTAACCGTAAGGATACCGCTGGCCGTGGTGGCTGACTTGCGATACAACCCGCGCGTACGGGAGTGCCATTCGAGAAACTCGGTATCGGCCGTGTCAGGAAATATCTGACGAACTATCCATCCCTGATACTGATAAATACCAGTGGCAACGCTGGCCACCGCACTGGCACGAATATATAAATCGCTGTCAACGCCAATATCTGCATCGGTATTCAGGTTCTTAATATCGCGCAGAATATCGTTTCGGATTTCGTCGAACGTCGGCGTGACAAACGGCATTAAATAACCCTCACAAAATGCTTCAAGGGGACGGTAATACCATCGGCCTGAATGACGGTGATCAATAAAAGGAGCCAGCCCGGCTCCCCCTGAAAGGTTTCTACTGTGATGCTTTTTGCCCGGCCATCAGTATCAGCCGTCAGCGGTGCCAGCGCCTCTTCAGCATACTGGCGAGCGAGTTTATGTACGCGGGTTACATCTTTCTCTCTCCTCAGAAGATGAAGCTTTGAACCGACATCCGGCTGCGCCCACCATGAGCCGAGCGGGATAGTCAGACGCAGATACACTGCGTTTGCCAGAGTGCTGGTACTCGTGCCGGCGTAGTCGCCGGTTGTCGGGTCTAATAGTCTGTCCACGCTGCCATGATGACAGAGTGGACTGGTATGAATAAGTTGAAGGGCTTCAGTGGGTCTGGCGGGGGTTACATCTGCTGGTTCGGTTTATCCGTGGTGCCGGCATCACCGCCATGATCGTGGTCATGGTCATCATAGGTCTCGCGCATCTGATCGAGCGTCGATTTACCATCGGATAGCTGGTCGCTGGCTTTCAGTAATGGCGTATCAAAGGTCGCACCGGCTGACGCCGTAACGCCATAATCCTCAGTTTCAACGGTGTATTTTTTGGTTTTAACAAGGTACTCATCACAATCCACTTCGACGATTCGGCCCTTTTTGATATGCACAAAAGCACCTTCATCAGAGTAGATGGCCACTTCACCGCTGGCCACCTGCAAACGGTATGCACCGTTCTCGGTGGCGATGATGATGGCATGCGAGGTCTGGCCACCGATGGGAAGCACGATACACTGAGTGCCGGCAGGCGGGCAACTGGTAAACCCGAAGTGCTGGAAAAGTTCGGCGTCCTGCAGCTGCTCGCCGGCCAGCCCTTTAAGCTGCACCTGCTGGATGGTTAAATCGCTTTTAACGCGGGTTAAACGTCCCCGGAAAGCAAGGCGAATACCGCGCAGCGCAGAGCGGATACGTAAATCAACCTGGTTCCACATCGACTATCCCCAGTTCCTGTTTTTTCTTACGGCGACCTTTACGGGCTTTTTTCTTCTTCGACCACGCATCGGGGATCCAGACACCATCTTCTTTCAGCCGCAGCGTGGTCACCGCGCCGCCCGGGCGTCCACCGGTAAACTCCCGGCCCATCAGAAAATAGATGGCATCGATACCGTGCGGTTCGCTGATGACGTGGATGCGCTGCCCTGGCTCCCATAACACGCCGTCGCTGGTCCGGTGACCCTGAACCCGGGCAATCAGGGAATAACCCTCCAGTCGGGCATCGGCCATCATTTTGCGCGCGCGATAGCGAACCTGTTCAAGGTCATCGGCATCGTGCATGACGACCACCTGCGGCCGGTAATACGTGACGGTTGGATCCTCCACAACAAACTGCAGACCATGCTGACCGGTCTCGGGAAGGCCCGTATCCAGTTCAGTTTCGGTGGTATCAGTATCCCCGGACACCGTCAGTGAGTCTGAGCTGCTGACGTCGATAATCCCCAGCTCTTTTTTGTTGTTCGTTGAGTGTGCATGCCCCTGCGCCAGCACCGTCAGACGGGAAAAGCTGCGCTCCATGCTGCTTTCATCGGTGAGACTGAGCAGGTTATTTCCCTCGCCGGAACGGCGCATCACCAGCGTGGCCACCGGCGCAGCCGTATAATCCGGGCCACCGATGACCAGCGTACCGTCAGGCCGGAACCACGGCCAGAGCCCGCGACCGGCACAGGCCCTCAGCAGGATATCCCATGCCCGCTCGCCCGGTTCGGTGGTGATTTTGTCATTGCGGATCGAACTCTCGGCGTGCAGCTCGATGTTTTTAATACCCAGCGGCCGCACGACCTGGGCGATAACCTCTTCCAGGCTGGCCTGACGGCTTGTCAGCAACGGGGATGCACAGTCCACCAGGATGGCCGCACCGTCACGGCCGGTGACGGACAGCGATACCTGATCCCGGCTGACGGTACGGGAAACCCGGTCTATGCGCCCGGACATTACAACATCCGGCCCGACGCGAACCTGAACAGGAACACCTCGCGCCACACCTTCTGGAAAGATGCCATCGGGCAGACCGAGACGCATCGACCAGGCATCGGCGGGGATAAGAAAGTCGCTGTCGATACCGTAGCCGGACCAGTCGGAATGCACCTTCCCACCGACGATGACCGACACTTTGTCCAGGTCATTATCCTGGGCTGTCTGTTTATTCTGCGTAGCCATTCAGGACGTCTCCCGCGATGATGTTATTGGGGTCACGAAGGGACGGATTAAGGAGCTTAAGCTCAGTGGCCCGGCTGTAATCGCCATACCACAGGTGGGCAAGCAGATGCAGATTCGCGGCACTGGCCACCGTGCGCTGAATCAGTGGAGGTCTGGCCTGAATCAGTGCCGTGGCCATCGACTGCAGGGAAAGCGCGGTATCACGAAGGCCATTAATAACCGGCTCATATTCCAGCGCGATCGACGTCGTTGAGCTGCTCACGGTCTCCATCTCAGCGGCCCAGGTACTGCGCACGCTGTCGATGGCATTCTGTACTGCCCGGCGGGCATCACCGGTGATAAGACTGATATCATCGGGGCTTAACGCAGCGGTGACGGTCTCATCGCTCATAAGGTCAGCCGCCTGCTGCGACAACTCAAGGGCGACCGCCAGCTGTGTCATGGCAATCAGCTCACGGATATCGGTGGCGGTTACGTTTGCCGGCATTTCAACGGAAGCCGTCGCATCGCCATTGACAAGACTTGCCGGCAGTACGGCCACTTCATCGGCCTGGGTTTTCACCGCTGACCAGTCAGCAAGGACGACCGACGGCACGGAAGCGTATACAGCAGAGTCCGAGCTGATGGAACTGGTCGCAGCCGAGCTCTGCAGGCTCAGCGCAGACTGAAGGTCAGTCATAAAGGCTGCCGGAAAATTGACAAAATCAGTCGTGCTGCTGATAAACCCTGTGATTTCACTCCGGAGAATGGCTGCCATGTTCAGCGCTGTGACTCCCAGCGCTTTGGTGCGGGCCATATACTGCCGCGCCGTTCTCAGCGGCTTCATGGCGTTATCCAGTAACGTGGCGGTACTGTCGAGGATCCCCTGGGCCTGGTTGAAAATGGCATCTGCCTGACTGAGTGGCCATTCGCGTACAAAGAACTTCACATCCAGACCTGACTGCAGGAACTGCAGATCAACAGTACAGTAGTCAGGCGTCTCCGCGTCGTGGTTTACCTGATAGACATAGCACAGCATATCCGGCATGGAGCCAAACACAGGATGAATAAGCTCGCCCGAGCCGCGCACGTCCAGTGCGGCAATGAACGCCTGCAGCCGGCTTTCATAGTCGTCGCCAAAGAAGACCGCCTGACACTGTAGGCTGCGTGGTTTACCGCCAAGGTCGTCAATATTGGCCCCGTTGCGATACGGGTATTCATGCTGGGCGATATCACGCTGCACGCTGTCACGCGTGGTGATGATATCGAAGGCGACACCCCTGAAGCTGGCGTCCTGCAGGTCTGTTTCCCATGCCATCAGTGCGGTCCTCCCTGTGGGCCACGGGCGGCTGACTGGCTGTTAGCCTCGTTCACAACCTCAGCCAGTACCCGACCATCTACCTGCAGCTGGGTGGTGATGTTAATGGGTAGATGCTGAGCCGGAGCCTGAGCAAAACCGGGAACGGGATAGCCATTGGCCGATTCAGGCACGCGAATATTCTGAGGGGATGACCACCAGGAACTAAAATCCCAGTCAAAAAGAGGTACCTTTTTCTCATCCAGCTTTTGCTTAAGCAATTCTCCAGGAGAAATTCCTTTTTCTTGTGATTCTTTATTAATCTCATCCATCTGTTCATCCAGAGACCCTTTAATAGCAGCTGCAGCAGTGAAGTAGGTTGCGAATTTTCCAACGGCTCCGGGAATATCCTTAAGGGAATCCATTACGCCACTCTTGTCATCGCCGCCAATATCTTTCCAGTTCGTTACGTAGACCGGCACTACTCCGGCCCCTGACGTTCCTCCGCCGGTAAGGAGATCTGCCGGGCTGAAAGAACCACCGCCATTACCACCTTTTCTACCCATGCCGGGGAAGCCACCACCGGTAAGAAAGCGGATACCGGCTATGGCTGCAGCTGCTGCAGCCAGTGCTTTGATGCCTGTTGTTGCCCCAGCAACAGCGGTAGTCAAACCAGGATACTCTGCTGCATAGTCGGTGAGGTTTTTTGACAGCGTGCCAAGCACTTCTGAAAGAGGTTTTATGGCATCCATCTGTGCAAAGTCGGATTGGTTGCCTAACTGATTAGTTTTAAAACCGGCCGTGCTAGACATTAATTCGTAGTTCAGGTCACCCGCCGTCGCTCCATCTGCGAGGGTTCTCTGCACATTGGCACTATCCCGGACCTCATATGCATATTTTCGATTAGAACGGTATGCAACCAATGCCATCAATGCTTGCTGATCTGCAATGATTTGTCCTACAGATGAACCCTCAAGGATTTTTGCTTGGGATGCCATAATCCTTTGTCGGTCAGCACTATCGGTGGAATTAGCTAGCCTTTTTTCGAGCTTGCTATACTCGGGGTTACTCGCAACGATTTTATCCACGATTGCACTAAAAGCATCAATGGAGTTCATTCCTTTACCTTGCGCATTTACAAGAGAACCGGGAAGGTCAATCCCTTTTCCGTTGTATTTAATACGCTCAGCTGCTGTCGCTGCATCCCGGCTGGTTATCTTAGCAAGGAACTGTGTAACATTATTACCAGCTTGGCTGCTGCTGCCTGCAGTGATTGCAGCAGCCTGGTTTAACCCGAGCAATGTTGCAAAATCATCAAGACCCTTCATACCCGCATTACCGGCGTTAGCTAACTGCTCGGGTAGATATTTAGCCATATCAGCCAACTCAAAAGAGCCAGCCTGACCTGCTTTGATTGCCATATTCAGTGCTTTTGGTATGTCTTCATTTTTCACACCAAAGGTTTGCTTCAGGCGTATGGCAATCATCGCCAGATCCTGAGAATCAGCTCCTGTCGCTGTCGAGTATTTTTGAAGCATAGGTAACAGTTGCTCTGCTGATTTAAAATCGACTGTACCTGATGCCAGAAGTGCATCGAGAGTCCCGGCAGCGCTATCTTTATTACCGCCACCAACGGATACAGCCCGGCGAATCAGTTGGTCCATTGATTGCATGCCTGAGCGTCGACCTGCAATGCCTTCATCAGCAAATGCCGTATTGGCCATCATGGCCAGACGCTGTTCATAACCCATCTGGTTACGAACGGGCTCACGCAGCACTGCGGCCGCTGCCGTCACGCCGCCCGCAATCGCAGTCGCGTTACCGCCCCAGTTACGCAGGCGCTCCATACGCGACATAGACTGACCCGCGCCATTCAGTTCGGTGCGTAGCTGTGCAACCTGGCTGGTCATTGCCCTGAATGCGCGAGTCTGTTCATTGGCACTCATGGTGCCGGAGCGCAGCAACCGGTTATAAGCGGCCTGCGTCTGCATGATTTCGCGCTGAATATCTTTTTCAGAACGGATCCCCAGTGTGGAACGGGCACTGGCCGCCCGCTGATATTCCTGCTGGAGAGTGCGTGATGCACGAATGCCTTCACGGGAGGATTGCTCCCGGGCACGAGAGGCATCATCTTCGGCTTTCTTGTTGGCATTCGTCTGGCGTTGTATATCTGTCAGCGCCTGCCGTAAGGCTTTAGAACCCTGATCCCGCGCAAGCAGGGTCATGGCAAGCTTTAAGTCACGCATTTACCGTTTCCCCTTTTTCCTGGAGGCCCTGCGGGATTTGATATGAGGTGCACGGCCTGCAGGTTTTTTCCCCTGCAGCCGTGCCAGATCGTCAAGCCAGGACTGTAACTCGCCTGGCGTCATTCCCCTGACGCTGTCTTCGCTGATCCCGTACTGTCCAAGGGCGAGGATGGCTCGCCGGAGTCCGCTAAGTCCGGCAGCGTGCGCATCCGCTTTTTTTTGAGCCCGGCAAGCTCTGCATCAAGCAGATCCATATCATCGTCAGTCAGTCCGTCCAGCAGCAGTTCAGCAGTGATTTCATCGGCACTGAGGCTCCCGAGAGACTGAATCACTTCCGCCAGGACAGCAACGCGATAGTACATATGTGCCGCCGCACTAGTCGTCTCGCCAAGTGCTTCCATTGTCGCCTGTAGTGCATTCACGGTATGACGAATCACCGGCAGTATCACGGTGTAGTCATAATGGATAACACTGCCATCCCCTGAAGGAATGCCGAATAACAATTGTCCTGATGCTTTCATTAGCCTTGTACCTTACGCAGTGACTGAATGGTGAGATCGCGGCGGGCTTCGTTGTCCACGCCATACTGTTCGCCGCTCTGAGTGGTAAAGCAGTCCAGGTAGCTATACAGAGGGTTGCCGTCCATATCCATCAGAGTCAGCTTCGCACCGGCCATTTCATCCCAGTCAGGCTGCGCGACGTTTTTCGGGAGTACGACGGTGATCTGCAATGAATGTTCAGCAATACCTTTCGAATAGCCTTTGGCGCGGCCGGTCCGGTTCATGGTCTTCACCAGCTTGCGGCCGGTGTTCGTCTGGGGACGAATATCGGTAACCTCAATCTCCTGGCCGTCCACGTACAGAACGATTGAGCCGACGTATTCTTCAAGTGCCATTTACATGCTCTCCTTACAGAAGCAAATCGATGCGACCGGCGAAGACGTGGAGACCGTTCACCACATCCGACGGAATACGGGCATTCAGGCGGTTAACATCCTGGCTGTCACGCTCGACGATCAGCGCGTCCTTATTGGCGTCAACTTCCTCAATGATTTCCAGCTCTTCCAGCTTCAGCAGCACGTCATAGAGTTCGCTGCGGACCAGTGGAGGCGTACGCGTAGAGAGCTTTTCACGCGGGAAGCGCAGCGCAATTCGCTCGCGGCAGGCTTTACGCACGTAATCCAGGGTACGGATGGTCGTCAGGTCCAGCAGGGACACATCATCGACGCCGCTGGCATTGCGGGTATAGGTCGTGATAGCGCGGACGATCTGCACCGTCTCGCCGGAACCCACTTCAAATGGAGTCAGTCCGTTATGCAGCGCGTTTTCCTGCTCGGTTCGTCCCGGGCGGCTGGCGAGGTCCGTCACATCCAGCGCCAGTGTCAGGGTGTTCAGCGGTCGGGCCGGGTCTTCTTCACTGGCAATGCGTGCGCCATATGCCGCCGCAATTTCTGCCGGCAGCATAACGGAACCGTTATGCCAGCCCACCGTAATCCGCCCACTGTTGATTTGTGATGCCAGTGTGGTACCGGCGGCAAGCGTACCCGGCCAGCCGGCGACGCCTACCGCGCCGCGTTGCTCCATCGGGCCGGAAACGAAATCCAGATGGGTACGCAGTGCTGTGAGCGTGGTCTGGGTGCAGAACGGGCTGACGATGATGTTGTGGCCTGCAGCCACGACGTTCGCCAGCGCCGGTGCGATATCCGGGTCAGTGGCCCCGCTGGCCATTGCAACGATGGCAGTCGTCGTACCGGATGCGGTGGTCTGCGCACGCAGGCGGATATCGTTGCCGGCCGCACCTTTGTTCTTCGCGGTCAGGGTCAGGACACCAGCAGACACTGCGGCAGTAACGGGCAACTCCGGCTGATTATCGATCGCAGTTTTCATTGCTGCAGCGATTTCAGTTACGGTATCTGCCGCACTGACAGCCACATCAACGCGGGTTTTGCCGATCCACAGACTGACCACACCCTGCGAACTGGCAGGCCCGGTGATGGTCAGCGTACCAGTAGCGGCAATCCCGGCGCTGGCATCACTGACGCCGATAACAGTCAGATCGAGGTAGGAATAAGTATTGATGGCCGCTACCACCATCAGATGCGCAATTGAGCCGTAACCAAAGTACACTGCGGCTTCATCGCCGCTGAATACACTGGTGGCCACAAGCGGATCAAGGCTACCGCTGGCGAGCATCGGGGCGATAATCAACACTTTTTGCGCATTCGCCGGCAACGTGCGGACAGCAAGTTTCGTATTGAACTCAAAATACTGCCCCGGTTTGCGGATGCTCGACGGGATGTTGTCGAAAGAAATATTCGGGCTGGACATTATTTGGTTCCTTTGCCGGTCGTTGCTGCAGCGGCCGTAACATCAACGGTCGCATCTGTCACCTTCACCAGGTCGCCCTCATTCAGACGCCGCAGATAGTAGGTGCTTTCAGGAACCTCAACCGGTTCCTGCTCGATGTACCGGCGGGCGTTATCCTCGCGCGGTACCCGGATCCCTTCACGGGCTTTCACTTTCATGATGAATAATATCCTCAGCAGCGAACGGCTCCTGGCCGTTCAGGAAATACCGCAAATCAGTGGTCAGCCAGGCCGGGTCATCCGGGCTGTGCGCTCCGCCATATTCGCCAAAAATCAGGTCAGGATGACCGGATGGCAGGTCGGCGGGAACCAGCGGGAAGCGACCGTTCTCCAGTGATTCCGAATCAAAGCGGGTGTCGAACTCGCAGGCAAATACAGACATAGCGGCCTTCTGTACCTGCGTGTTAAACAGAGTTCGCACCTTGCCAGGCATAAGATGGTCAATCGGTAATCCCAGGTCCTGGCGGGCCAGCAGCCGGCGAATGGCATAGACCAGCTGGTACGTGCCAATCTCGCCGAAAGCCGGGCCACCGTGACGGGTAGCCTCGTCACTGCGCACGCTTCGTGCTCCGGCAATGACGACGAATCTCCCGGTGTCACGCCATTTATTACGGGGGGTGCTCAGCAGTTCTGTACCCTGAATACCGGCAAAGGTGACCCAGACTCCTGGCAACTGGCGAACCACCTCAGCAGGTTCGCCATCGAGTTCGCCACTGTAGGAATGCACCTCGCGGACCAGTTTGCCGAGCCCCCGGGTGAGCCTGTCGATAATGGCGGATTCGATTTGCGTGATAATCAAAATGCACCCCCATCCGTTTCACTGCGCCCGAAAACCCGGCCAGCCGAGGAAAAGCGGGAAACACTCCCACCCTGAGCGACTGAACCATCCGGAAGACGGCCCAGCGTGATGCGGCCATCAGCCACACGCTCCAGATACCTGATTGCGTCTTCATAACGTTGACGTATCTCCTCTGTGTTCTGCGTCTCTGCGCCGGTGAGTTCGTACCGGGCGATATCGCAACACTTACCCGTCAGGATCCCGGGCGTATCAGTCCATGGCACCGGATAACGGCCAGCGAGATAACTGTCGATGGTGGCGGTGGCCCGCTCAAGGCCACCGTTCAGTACGTCGTCATTAATCTCACCGGTAAAATCACGATCGGAAAGCGCGATACATTCCGTTTCACCAAACTGCCTGACCATATCGTCCCGGGTTGCGTACATAGCTGACTCCGCTTACTTTTTCGCTTTAGCCGAAGACTTAGCGACAGCCGTATCGTCAGCAGCGTGTTCCTTCACCTCTGAGACGGATGCACTGCCTGCGGCCGTCAGCGCTTCCTGCAGACGATCGCGGTCAGCGGTCACCTCAGCCAGTTGACTCTTCAGACCAGCCGCGTCGTCGTTGAGCTGCAGCACGACAGCCTCCAGCTCCTGAATCCGTCCCTGAGCGATTTTTAGTTTGTCGTCATCGCCGCTGACCGCGCCGAGATGGACAACCAGCGCCGGCTCGGCACGCAGGATGGCGATCTGCTCGTCAGTAAAACTGCCATCAGGCCAGGTTACCGGCACGTCACGGTGTGCCACACCGCAGCGACGGAAACCGTCGCGCTTGGAAGTAATCGTAATTTCAGGCATTTATGCATCCACCCCGGTTGAACCAAAAGCCATCTGCCAGAAGCCATAACCGCCGTTGGAGCGGGCCTCGGCACCAAATTTGTACTTCTTCATCAGGAAGACGTCGTCGCTGTCCATATTGGTCTGCTCGACGAATACCGGCTTTTTACGCTCCTGATAGACCAGCGGTTTCACCGTTTTGGAAACATCAAACAGGTACCACTCGGTGTCGGTTGCCAGCCCCGGCCACACCAGCACTTTTGCCGTCCCCTTGTAGATGTTCGGCGTGTTATCCGGGAAGCGATCGGCCGTCATCAGGTAGTTGGCGATATCTTCCAGCGCCGGCGGGACAACCAGCAGGCCAGGCTGAATGCGCAGACTTTCGCCTTCGTCATCCTTGAAGTTACGCATCGCCGCACGGGCGGCACCGAAGGACGCCTGAGCGGCGGCGAACGTGGCTGCCGACAGCGCTTTTGTCCCTTTGTTCGACGCCACACCTTTACCAACCGGGTGATCTGTATCGAAGAAATACTGGCCGTCATAACAGAAGTTGGTGAATCCAAGGCTCAGCAGCCGTCCGATGATATCGGCCGGCAGCTCTGCAGCGGACTGGCCCGCGCTCTCCGCCTGCTGCGCATAGCCCAGCATGGTGTCGTCATCAATGTCGTTACGATCCACCTCGATGGTCGCTTCCCAGTCCTTGTTACGGATGGTGTAGTTAAACGCCTCCAGGGCTTTCACCACTTTTTCACCCACCCATTCACGCATTTTCGGGAAGCGCGACAACCAGGCGTAGTTCTCTTCTTTGGTGGTGGACGGGACGACCATCGCAATCTGCTGCCAGTCGTTTGGCGTCTGATCAAACGCATTCTGAAAGGTCTTCTTGAGACCGATAAAAATGGTTTTCAGGTTCTGTTTGTTCACTAACACGGCTGTTCTCCTTAAATTTCAACCCAGACACCGTCAGACTCGACGGCAATAACGGTACCGGCTACCGGTCGCACATTGGTGTTGCTGGTTTTTGCCACGGTGATGCTGTCGGCGACATAGCAGGGCTTACCGACATCTGCCTGGGTCACTGCGTCCCCGGAGAAGTTGGCCAGTTTCCAGGCTTTACCGCGACGGACCATCACCGACGTTGCCCCGGCTGCGCCGGCGGTGTTATCGGCGTACTCATCGGAGACGCCGAAGATGGTCAGGGTCGCGCTGGCCGAGGCGGGAACGGCCAGACCGCTGGCGTTAAGCCCGACCATATGGCCGCCATAAATCATCGTGGCAGCAGCCACCGGCGCGGCGACCAGCTCGCCATTACGCCAGGGAGTGTTACGATCAGACATTGCTGTTTCCCTCTTTAAAATCGTTCGGATCAAGCCCCATCAGGCTCAGTACAGCCGGGTTCAGCTCGCTTTCCGGCTCATCAACCGTGCGGGACGGCAGGCCGGCCGGGGGGCGGCCGCCGGTCTGAGTGGTGGTGAGCGCCGCGATACGGGTCTGTTTACTCAGATGCTCACGGAGTTTGTCAGGGTTGGATTTGGCCAGCGCCTCCGCCCAGCCTTTCTGCGCCGGCAACAGACGGCCATCAGACAATGCTGCCTGAATCAGGTCGGTGGACTGCTGCAGCGTCAGCTGAGCAATTCGCTCTTCACCGGATGCGCGGGCCTGCTCGATCGCCTGATTCATGACGTCAACAGAGACCCAGAGAGCCGGGTCCGGGGTTTCAACCTGAGACGTCAGCGCCGCAATGCTGGCTTCCAGCCCGTTAATCCAGGCAAGACCCGCAGCCGCTTCGCTGTCAGCCGCCTTGATTTTGTTGATGAGCTTCTGAAGCTCGGCGAGCACATCCTCTTTCGTTGCCGAAAGCGGCAGGCCCAGGAACCAGCGGAGCTGCTCCAGTAATTCATCCATCGTTGTGTCCTCGTAGGTAGTGGATGCAATGAGCGATGCGGCAGCGAGCAGGACCTCGTCCATATCGTCCAGTGCGGGAGTATTGGTCAGGGCTGCATGAAGGATCGTTCTGACACGACCATCGGTGTCGTACAGAAATACAGGGGAAATAAAGCGATACTCTTTTTTATCGATGTAGGCCGCAGCGACTTCGGTCCAGTCAACGCCAGTAGCGAAAAGGCCTTCACCCTCGCGCCATTCGAGCGTTTTAAACCAACCGGAAGCCGGAGCTGGCTGCCCATTGTTTTTTGCCCGTAATGTCTGATGTTCGTAGTCGAGTACATAAGGGGTTGTGCGCTCTTCAGCCGCAGCGATCAGAGCCGTCGCTATATCCGCATCGATAAACCAGCCATCCGGGCATTCTTCCGGGCGACCGTCCATCGCACGAAAGTGACCAGCAGGAAAAAGCTGGATTTCATTTTTGTTGGCCAGGTTAATGACCAGTGAGAGTGACGCGATACGAGTTTTCATGACGCCGACATTACAGGGAATATTTCAGCGTAATAAGTTGACGGACTTCAGTGGGTATATAAAGGAAGAGAATGCGGGAACATCATGTCACTCTGTCCCGGCGCAGGGCAATAGCGCTAAACGTTTTTAAACCGCTTTTAAAAACGCCTGAACACCCTGTTAAGGTAGTTCCGCCGCCCTGAAGGTGAGAGAGCGCCCTGTGAGGCGTTACAGCGCGTTTTCGGGTTTAGCCGGTTAACGGTAGATCTGACTGAAATAATCCGTCGCTTTTTCTTCCATGTCGCTGATATCGGATTCGGTCAGGCGCAGAAACGGACGGGCGGGCATGTTGATCTCATACGCGGGGATAGTATGCCACTCGCTGTAGTTGGCTTTGCTTTTGCGGGCGAACTTGTTATTCAGGGTACCGTCCTTGTTCTGACGATAGTATGCCTGCTGGCTGCGGGCGGGGATGGTAATCTTCCCACCGGACTGGTGAATACCGGCGTAGACCACATTGGTCCCGACCGTCGCCATATCATTGTCACTGTAAGCCGTGATGCTCGCCGCCAGTCGCCCGGAGCGCTGGAGTATTTTACCGCCCCGACGCTGCGCCCAGTAGGCATTGCTTTTCCAGTGCTGCCATTTTGGCCGACCTTCCACCTCGAAGTTCTCCTGGACCGAGTCTTCCATCAGACCAGCCAGCATCTTCATCAGCGGTGCGCGTTTCTCGAATTTGTTGATCAGTTCGCCTAACGAGCGCTCAAAGTCAGTGACGTCAAAAACGATGTTATAAGCCATCAAACGAACCCTCCAGTAACGGTAACTCCGCCAGCGACTGCAGGGAGACCGGCGTCAGGGACTTGCCGCCGTCCGGCAGCTGCAGGGCATATCCCTGCGCGTTCTCCACCGGCGTGGCCCGCACCTGGTGGAGTGCATCCCCGTTGCGGATGACGTACAGCAGGTCGTCGCCGTCAACGGCCACGGCGACAGGCTGACGCAACTGTTCCGGCAGTAGCTCCCACAGCGGACCCGGAGACTGCACCACCGCATTGTCGGTGACGGTCAGCACCGCTGAGTCAGGCATTCGCCCCCGACTGGCCAGCGCATCAAGCGTGCGGGGGCTGAGCGCGCCGGCATGACGGAAGGCTCCGGCCGGTTCGCGCAGCAGCGACTGGTTCACAAAGCGGCGCATATCAGAGGTGATCGCGTCAAGCAGCTGCGGCTCCGAAAGTGTGTGCTGAACAGCCAGCGCGGCCATCTGTGGTGGTGCTGTGGTTGAGCGGTCCATCAGGCGTTGACCAAGACCCGCCAGCCAGCCCTGACCCGGATTGTGGCCAAAGCCGGCATCCGGGGTATAGAGCTGACCGTTGTAGCGGAACGCCTGCACCTCGCGGGTATCCTGCGGCCCCCATGCCTGCTGCACGGTTTCCAGATTCCCTTCGCTGGACCAGACAGTGATGCTCTTGCCGTCGATATCGCTTTGCGAACGTGCCCGGACGCGGCAGCGGCATCCCCAGCCGTCGGGCGGATAGGCAAACTGCCAGATGGGATCGTCATAGCGGGCCGTCAGTCCGTTCAGCGCCGCGTGTGCGGGCCGTGTGCGCAGGTCCATGACCGCCACGCGCGTCCAGTACGGGCGGTCGGCGGCGTTCTCCATCTGCTGGGCGTAGCGGCCGGCACCGTAGGACGACTGCATATTGGTTTCAAAGATGGTACGTAGCCGGCGCGGGGTTAACTGCTTGCCCTCCAGTACGCCATCCTCATCGGCGACCAGCTTAGCCTTATCGGCCAGCCAGCCTTTCTGCGTCAGCTTCTGTGTCATCTGCCGGCGGAACTGCTCGAGCGTCAGCCCGTTGTCCAGCGAGTCCTGCAGGCCGGCACGCACGTCCTGCAGAATATCCTGGCGAAGGATGCCGGCGACGGTGAACGCCGTCGCGTGCGCCCGCGCCTCCACCTCATGCCAGTTAAAGCCGATTGTGTAACCTTTGGACTGGAAATACTCGATGGCCTGAGCAGGTTTCAGCCCGATCGCATAACTCAGATCAACGCTTTCAGGCATCGGAATTCAGCCGCCCCCATACATCGGAGACAAAGAGCGCCTGCTCCAGCAGGGTGACCAGCTCGCTGTCGTCCAGGTCAGGATAGCTGCCGGCGATGATATCCATGGCTTCATCCGGAAGTTTTCCGTCCTGCAACGCCGCAACCAGCGGCGCAATCAGCTTTTCCATTGCGGCCGCGATTTTTTCCGGTATCGGGCGCCCATTATCCAGCGCCTCCTGTGCCGGGTCTGATAGCTCTGTTGCGGTGGTCAGGGCGGCAATGCGACGGAAGCGCTGATTCAGCGCAACGGGTGACGGAGCGCTGGCTTGTGAGGGAGCTTCCAGTACCGCTTCATCTTTCTGGGGGACAGGAATGCCCAGTTTCTTATGCACCCAGGATGCCGGAATACTTTTAACACCCGATTCAACCAGATTTTTAACACCCGTTGAAAAGGATGCGATCTCTTCAATATCCCGGGTATCAAATACAAATTTAGGCAGGCGACGGCGAGATATTTCATACCCGTTAATCCGCAGCAGCATATCAATCATGCTGCTGAAGAAGCCGTGCAGCTGCTTGGCATCCGAGACGAGGATATCGTGACGCACGTCGTTGTGGACATTGCCGAGTGCATTGGTTGAGGTCTTGCCATCTGCCTGGCTGGTGAGGGTTGCCCCGAGGATCACTTTTGATTGTGTGCGCTCACACCAGTCCATCATCGCAACAAACGGGTCAGCCTGGCCGGATGCTGCCGATTTGAAGTCAATATCGGTCCCTTGTGGAATAATACCCGCCGCATTGTGGCCCAGGGTAACCAGCGCTTCGAAAAGCGCGTCTTTGTCCTGGTCCGTTGCGCCAGCCATGTACTTACCGACGCGCGCCGGCAGACCATAAATCTCCAGGAACTCCGCCAGATCGCGAACCGCAAAGTTCTTGAACAGGTACGGCCAGACCAGCACACGATACAGACCCGACTGACCGGTAAAGCCGGTTTTCGCGTTATGCTTATGGACCATCCAGCCGAACGGCATCAGCTCTGCACCGTCGATGCTGCCATCATTCAGGCGGATATTATCGCCACGGTCAGGGCGTGCCTGGAACCAGCGATGCGGCCTGAGGTGGGTGGCGCTGGGTAGCCAGACATTCTCTTCCAGTTCCCATTCCAGCTCCTGACAGCTGAAACCATGCCCGATCGCATCCGCTGCCTGCAGGATGATATCTTCCAGATTATCGAGAGAGTCGAACCACTCCTGAACCATGGCCGCGAGGTTCTTCTCTTCCGCCGTCGCATTGCGCCGGGGTTCAATGCTCCAGTCGAGACCCAGTAACGCATTCTTACGCTTGGCCATCTCCGAAAAAATATGGCCATCCTTTTCGACCATATCGTCAAAGAGATCTGCCTGAGCGGAAAGATAACCCTGCTCAGCTTCCTGCAGTATTCGCGGCAGACGCCTAATCGTCAGCCCCCGTGAGGGGTGAGCCGGATACGTGCTGTTAAGCTGAATCATCCGTGCGGTCTGAGGCGCTTTTGTTACCGCCTTATCAAATGGGCGGCCCCACTGATCAACTATCTTGCCCATTACCATCCTCCGTTGCCAAAGCGCGAGCGGGAACGCTGGCGCGACTGGCCTGAATGTCTGTTGTCATTATCTCTGTCATCGTCCTGCCGGCGCGGAACGTGGCGGAACCCGTCTCGCGTCCCAAAGGAATTACACAGCGCCCAGAGCATATGCAGCGCATCCGGGCCATCATCATGGTCTGCCATGGGGAAATGGCGGAGCTGCTCTATCAGGGTGACCTGGGTCGGGCTGAGCCGAATCAGTTTGTTGAACACGTAAGGCTGCAGGGACTCGATACGCAGGATTTTGTCTGAGTGCGGAGTAACCGGCATCGCCGGGACCGGGACCCCCAGCTCTGCTGACTGACGAACCAGCTCAGTACGCAGGAACTCCTGAAACTGGACCGCCTCAACCGACCAGCACAGACAGCCGTATTCCCGCTGCAGCGCGATGGTGTCGCTGATAATGACGCTCGGCAGACGCTTTTTAATGCGGGCTTCGACGACGTCCAAAACGCCGGTCATCCGGTTAAACCCGCCTACAAGGATCGCAGACGGGTCGCGGGAATTACCTTTAAGACCCAGACTGGGGTCAATGCTGCCAAAGAATGACCATTCCTTCAGCCGGTTCACCCAGAAGGTGATACAGGTGGCGAACGGTGCATCATCGCCGCTGACCGGGTCATTCTGGTATTCACTGTCGAAGGTGCTGTGACCGTCACGGGCGCGGATCAACATCAGGGTATAGAGTGGCCGCGCTGACCAGGAAACTACCGCGCCGGCTTCCATCGCCTCCCGGTGTTCGTCGTAGAACGTCCGGGCCAGCAGCTCGCCATCCTCGTCGTTGTTACGCAGGATTTCTTCCCACTTATCCCAGAGCGTCATGTCTGACGGCCAGGTAATGAGTGCCTTAAAGCGTTTGCGTTTCCAAAGCGGGTTTTTCAGGGTACGTGACAGCACTGAGTCGTAATGCAGAATGGTCCCGATGTAGATCACATCAAACTTGGCCCCCGCGCCACCCAGCGGCAGGACGGTCTTTTTCAGCCAGTTATCCAGCTTGTCGCGCTGATCCGGGTTGCGGACCAGCTCATCATTTTCAATATCATCCAGTATGGCCAGGTCAGGACGATACGGGCCATGGCGCAGGCCGCGCAGTTTTTTACCGCTGCCGGCAACCTGCACCTTGATATCGGTCGCCGTCAGGATGGTACCCATCTGCCAGACTCGGCCCGCGCCGCAGGCGTCGGAAAAGTCCATCTTCAGACGCGGGTTCCAGCAGAGCTCAGCCTTGATGGCTTCCAGCATCGGATAGGCCTGGTCGATACTGTCCATGATGATGACCGGGTATTTTTTCAGCTCCAGGATGATGCACCACAGAACAAAGAGCTGGCTGACTATGGTCGATTTGGCCTCACCACGGGGAGCTGCGATGGCGTCCTGCTGACTGATGGTCGCATTAACGATTTCAGGCAGACGCTGAAACAGGAACTTATGCAGCTCCGACTCATCTTTATGGCGGATATAGTGCGGGAAGTAGTTCTGCACGAAGTAACGAAAGCCGTTAATCGGATCCCTGACCGCCTCACGGCGCTGATTGACGGCCTCCTGAGACGGGTCAAAGCCGACCTGTTCCGCCTCGATGGACCGGCGCAGCGATGCGGCCAGCTCGTTGAGCTGGGCCTCAAACTCCTTTTTGTTCAGGGAGACATTCTTTTTACGCGCCACAGTTATTCCCCGATACGCGAAAGCGGGACCGTCTGCCCGGCCAGTTCGTGCGTGCAGTCCGCCAGATACTGGATAAGGCCATCGCGCACAAAACTGTGACAGACACGGTGCTGGTCCTTAGCCCGGTCATCAAAAAATGCCGGGTTATCGCTCGGCTCTTCCCGGGTCACCAGGATACTGGGGTTAAAAGTCGGGCGAACATAATCATGGTTCCAGTCCCAGCGCGGGCCGTCGCCCTGGCCAATGGTCACCTGATGGGGAAAACCGCAGCCCGGGCAGATGAAAGACAGGCGATCGTGAGACACATTTTTCACAACGGCGGAAATAAACATGATTTATTCCCCCTTTAAAGCGTCGTTAACAGCCTGTTCAAAGCGGTCTTTAGCGCTCCAGCGTTCGTTACGCATAGAGTATTCCAGCTCTTCAACGCGGCCATCGAGCAGGTGAACGTCGATACGATCCTTAAACTCCGGCGCGATGACGTAAGCCACCTGGCTGGCCATCACGCTGACGCGGGAATTCACCCGGATTAATTTGTCAGCCATAGTGTTTTTGCACCTCATTACCAAAGGGTTCCAGCACCTGGACAAAGGCTTCCATATGCTTCGGATAGTGTTCACTGATGAAGGTGGACAGCATTGTGATGACCTCCATCGCTGTGGCCAGCTGCGAGGTTTCCGGCAGAACGCGCTTGCTCGCCACCGTCGCCTTGTTGAAAGCATCGCTGAGGCTGGCCAGCAGTTCGACGCGGGCCTGAGGCGGAAGCTGCGAATCAACGTTGAGCTGCTCGATAGTGGTCTGATACTGAACGAGCAATCCCATCAGGATCGCCCGGCCGACGTCCTCCATACCATTACCCGCCAGCACGTTGGCGGCACGGAGCTTGTCCCAGTCGTCGCCGCTGTCCTGCGCGTCTTTCTTCCAGCGGGCGGCCGTCGCAAAACTGACGCCGCATTGTGAACAAACGATCTGCAGCGACAGCTGGCTCTGAATATAAAGCCGCCGAACTTTTTCCCTTGTCTCGGGCGGATGCGCCATATCAGAACCCCATCTTGGCCTTGATTAAGGAAATGGTCGTCAAGACCAGCCCGCCCGACAGCGCCCCGGTCAGTCCACCGGAGATAGCCCCCTGACGGATAACCCGGCTTTCCATCGCATCAATACGCCGATCGATACGCATCACCGCCCCGGAGATTTTCTCCAGCTCAGGCATGATGTCGGATGACAGCGGCTGACGTTGCTCGGTCAGTAATTTCTGCAGAAGCAGTAACGGGTCATCGCTGGTGAGCCGGGGTGACGCTGTGACGTTTGCTGTGGTGATACGACGCTGACGACGCTTTTGTCTGGCCTTCATGTCCGGTCTGCCTTCTTGTCCAGTTTTTCGAGTACGCGATCAACCGATTCCTTGATATCGCGGATGCGGTCTATCAGCTGGTCATGGTCGCGGCGGGAATCCTCCCGGCGCTGATATTCATCCTTGATACGCTCAACGGCTTTTTCGAGGTCCCGAATATCCGACTGCAGCCGGCGTATCCAGATACCTCCGAAGAGTCCAAGACCGCCCAGCAATATCTGATAAATCTGGTCAGGGGTCATTGCGGCTCCTTACCGTAGAGCTGGCGAATGGTGTTTAGTTTGTTGCGGATGAGCTGGCACCATTCGCCGTAGGCGTTACTGTGCCCGAGGATGCCCCGGGGGGAGAGTCCGCCTCCGGCGCGGCCGGCATCGCCGGAATTTCCAGCATTTCCGCCGTTGGCTGCTGACAGATATTCACCACAAGCGGGTCCGGCGGGATAGCCGAGGTTTTGCCCGTACAGGCACAAAGCCCCGGGACCAATACCAGTCCAGCCAGGACCATCTTTACGTGCGAGTTCATCTGTTTTTTCCCTTAGTTTTTGCTGTGCAATCGTCAATGCCTTGCCTTTGGCCAGCAGCTCCCCGGACAATTTGTCCGCCTGCTGGCGGTAGTGCTCGGCGAGATTCACCTGAGCCTGCAGTTGCGACTGGTTTTGTCTGGCCTTATCGGCATCCGTTTTTTCACGGTCAATCCTGTAATCGTCGAACGCCTTCTGAACGGTGGCCGTCGCGTTGTTCGCCGTCTGTACGTCACCCCGCATCTGGCTGGCACATACCTGAATACCAATCCAGATCCCCGCAAACAGAATCAGCGCGACAGCAACCAGCCAGGGGAGCAGCGGTTTTATCAGCGTCCAGAGCTTACTGACCATCGGGGGTACCTCCGTTCGTCGGGGTGGCAGGCTGATCACGCTTCATGGCCACCAGTTTTGAGCCGATGTTATGGCCCGCCCACGCGACGATGTAGGCGGTAAACATCCACTCCTGCAGCTGCAGGCTGTAGCCGTACCAGATGACGATCGCTGAGGTGACCAGAAAGGTAAAAAAGGTAATGGTGTCGGAGGTGCTCAGGCGACCCGACGGGTTAGAAATCAGCTCTTTAAGGGACATAACACCCTCCGGGCTTTCTCGAAGAGCATCGCGCGGTCATTAAGGCCGACCAGCGCCGGGTTAATTTTGCGGGTGACTTCTACCACGTTGGCGGTATCTGCAGGCTTATTACAACCGTGCCAATACCAGTACCAGGCGGCAGAACGGGCAGCATTCACCGGCTCCAGCAAGAGGTCGGGATTGTTCAGCAGGTCCAGCCCCAGTTGCTGCCCGCAGGCCCGATAGTTGTTTTTGAGCGTGATCTGAATCAGGCCACGACCGCGATAACGCCAGCCATCGCCGGAGGACTCCGGGCCGTTCCCGCCCTGGTTGGCATAGACGAAATTGGCAGTCGCTTCCGGCCTGCCGACGAACTGCTGAGCCAGTGCCAGTTCTGACGGCTCAATTTGACGGTTTTTATTGAGATCGAAGTCGGAGCGAAAAATCATCGCCAGACGCGAAGCATCGCGGTAGTACAGGTTTTCGACGACCCGGGTAAACCGAAGGCTCTCATGCCCCAGCTGTGCGATAAAGCCAGCCTGGCGCAGCGGGGTATTGATATAGAATTCAGCCATTGCCGCATTCAGCGGCTCAAGCCATTGCTGCGCCCGCTGTTGCGTAATGCCGGCGGCTCGCTGGAAGTCGTTGAGATTCATGAACTGACACCACAAAGAGTAAAGGTGGTGTCAGTATCGCGGGAGGGGGATCAGTAAATCAGATTGAGGGGCTTCAGTGCCAACTAGAAGTTAGATACCAGTCCAGATAATGACGACAGAATAATAACCGCATAGACAAGAACAGGATTGGCATCGCGGTATCCAGCATGCCATTCATTTAATTCATCATCCGTTCCTCTAAAATATAATCTAATAACCAGGTATAAAGGGAGGAGAATGCAGAGAGATAAGGCCACTCCAACCCCCCATCGCTCAGGGTAAGCAATCTTTTTGTTCGTTGCATCACGGTAAACGTAGATTGGAACTACTAATGTAAAAAACATCCAGAAAACGATAATAGCTACATGTTCCATGCCATAAACCTTAAAAAAGAGAATCCTGCACTGAGCTAGCGCTGTTTTTTTGTAACGACAGTAAACTCCATCCGGTACGATCACTAAAGCCATATTTAGGGCAAAGGATTGTCATCGCCATGAGCGAAGAAATACCGTCTTGCCGAATTGCGTGGAACTCTGCCAGGAAACGCTGATTACGCAGTTGACGTAATGCCTGCTCGCAACGAGGCAGATAAAGCGGAAAACCACCAAAGTTTTTGAAGAGCAGTTGAGCATTATGGTCGCCGATAGTATCGCGGAGGAGAGCTGCACGTTGAGCACCAAGAGCGCGGAGACCTTTTCCGATCGGAAAGGTGGTGCCACCGAATGCGGACAGCAGGCGCTCGGTGGCCGGGAAGCCGATGAGGTCAGCTATCTGAATGACTACCGGGGGCAGTAGCTCTGTTACCTGTTGCAGATTCATCGGTTGTCTCCCGTTTCTTACGCCGTTTTGCGTCTATGGCCAGCGCCTGCATCAGTTTGGTTATCTGTTCATCCGTTAACCATTCCACGCGCTTTACCTGGAACATATGATCGCACATTTTCTCGGCATAATTCCACGGGCGTTTTGCATCTGCAAGCAAAGCTTCAATTTTGCTGAGCATCGTTTTGCGTGAACGGGCCACATTTGGCCGCTTGCCGTGACGGGCTGACTGGCGGGGGAAACCCTGCTCATGCATGTATTCACGCACGGCCTGCAGCTCATCGAGGGAACATTTTGTGGATGAGGTTTTGCCGTTACACAGGCGGGCCAGAACAGCACGATATGTCGCGTCATCCCAGCCCAGATGAGCCTGACCGGCTTTGATGGCCCCGATAAGGCCGCGTTTTGCTGGAGTGGACATATTACCTCCTGTTGGTTGCCATTACGGCAGGCACTCCGCAAAGTGCCTGCAAGAATGACTCACTGAATGGGTTCGAGTTTATTAACCGACACGCCCCCGATTTTCCCTTCTACCCGGACGACCAGCCGGCCGTTACGTACATGCCAGGCTTCAGAGGTGGTGACGACTTCTTCCACTTCAGGCATCCCGGGAACGATGTAATACCGGAACCGGGAGCCCACCGGATAACGCCGGTTAAAGTTACCGGCGGTCATATTACGCAGGAGGTTCTTCATTGTTCCCCCGAAGGCAATCAGCAATGCTGATAAGGCCGTTATTTTGCAGATAGCCCATCGCCGCTTTGGGTAATTTGTTATCAGGGCATGCCGAACGAAGTGACAGGGAAAGGCGCTTGACCCACATTACCAGCGAGCTGGTCTGACGGTCGGCAGGCTGTGGAGCCACAGCAGACAATGAACGAGCTGATGTTTCAAAATCATCAAGATGGGAATAATCCTTATGCCTGATACTGATGATGCGCTTGTGCGGCTCGATATCATTATCAACATGTTTGATGCAGGGCTGGCATCCGTCAGGAGGGGTAAAGCCTATTACCTGATCTCCTTCTGTCACCAGGCGCAGTAGCATAGCCAGGTTGTCAATGATTTCAGATTCGACGTTCGACCACTGTTCGCGCCCTTCGGTGTAATGAATTACGGCCTTTATCACTTCACCGCTTTCCTCCGCCACCTTGTTCAGTACGTAGTTTGGCTGCGGAAACCTGCGCATTGCTTTATCAGCTCTGAATCTTGCAGCAGATACCAGCAATGAAAAATAATCTGGCACGGCCATTTCGCTATCGATAGTGGTCAGGGCCATCCGGGCAAGTTCAATGCCTTCCTCCTGGCTCTGACGAACCGAGCCGTAGGCAATAGCCTCAAGACGTTTTCTGTTTATTGTTAAATTGCTGGTCATTATTTTTATTCCTCTCTGAATTCACGAATAACGTCGCCTTTATTTGGCTGAACAGAACGCCAGATGTGCATTCCGCATTTACGGCAGATGAAATGTGATCCGTTACAGCGAATAAGGTGAGTTTCAAAACGATGCCCAAGAAACAGGCATCGGACAGTAGTGAGAACGCTGATATTCATGAATTAACCCTTACAGCCAGGAATATATTCATTGCCTTATCAGTGAGTTTGGTGGTGCGGTAACGCTCTATACCCCACACAATCGCATAGCAGATCCAGAGGTAGTGGAAGCTATATGCCTGGAGGCCTTCGATACCATCCCAGATGTCGAATGCACTGACATTGCCTGGAAAATAGGCGCTATCGAGGGCATGATACGCATCGCTCTCTGTGGTGAAGTTGTTGTCCTTCAGCTCGCATATAGCGTTTCTAACTTCTTCAGCATCCTCATCGTCGTCACATTCTTCGATATAAGCATCGAGCCACTGCTGTAACCCGCTATCAAAGGCCTGCGCGTTAAACTCGAAGCAAGGAGATTCACGCCGACTACGCCCTGCACCAGCTTCAAATTTCTCGGACCAATAGCCAGGGTTAATAAGAAAGCTCTCCCGCCGACCGAAATGGCTGGCTGTGAAGAACTCGAACATGTCAGCGATGCGACTGAAGGTCCACGTTCCCATATCGCCGGTGACGCACAGATAGCCTGGCCATGTGACCAGATCAAAACGATAACTGTTACTGCCATTACGTGAAAACTCCAGATGACGATAAATGCCATCATCACGGTGAATCTTCATTGTGTGGTCGGCGGTATTTATCAGGAACCTATTTAAAACATCTTTGTCATGACTCATTTGGTAGCTTTCCTAAAAAATAAAGTTAAAAAGAACGATAGCTAATGCGGAAATAAGGGTGATGAAGATGACCGACCAGAAACTACGACGCTCTGCCGGGTCCCGGAATCTCGATGCGTCAGTCATCAGCTTTTGTTTCTCGATATCTTTATGTTGCTGGTTTAAGTTCATACCAACGCTCCATAAATAATTTTCTTGCCTGACGCGGATTAAGCGGGCTGATGGTAAATTTATCCGTAGGCTGAATGCCCCTGAGAATGGCCCATTCGGAATCGTCATCAATAAACAGGTCGCGGCGCTCCGTCGCCAGCATGATGAGGTCAGCTTTTTTGACTGCAGGGCTCATGGTTTCAGGGAGGCCGAATTTCTGGCTGATTAAACCCTCGACCCATTTTTCAATACCGCGATAATCCGGCAGTAAGGCTTTAAGCGGAGCCGCAATATCATTGCAGTAAGCCTCGCTTGCATCATGCAGCAGCGCTTCCAGCGCAAACTCAGGCGGCACAAGATAGCTGGCCAGCACAGAATGCTGAGCGACGCTATAGAACTCATCCAGATGGCCGGTAAACCGGCACAGGTTAGAAAGCGCTTGGGCGATATCATCAATATAAATAACGTCAACGCCGGAATTACAAAAATAAAAGTGCTGACCTGACCAGGTGGTAATAAAACGGTTTTCGGTATTCATGCTAATCTCCAGCGTTTCTTATGACGTTCGACTGCCTGTTTCATTGCGGTTTTATCAGCCGGTTTACGGATTGACTGACCGCTATGGGTATAAAACTGAAATCGGGTCTTGCCTGGATAATCGGGATGCTCAATGACAACGGAGTTATCGTTAAGGTGATAAATACGCTTACCGCCCATATCCTGAACTTCACACCCGGAGACACAAAGATAAGCTGCCATTTAAGCCCCCTTAAATAATGTTAATAACAGCTCAATCATTTTCAGGCTGTAGTGAATACCTACGCCCCATACAGCGATGCAAAAGAAAATGCAAAATAACCAGGCGATCGCCCTTAAATGAGTGGTCATAATCAGGCGATCAAAAAATCTTTCAGCTGATATTTTCATTGTTGAAACCCCATATTCAGGCGTAAGCATCCCCTGACGCATTACGCCATTTAAAAAGCACTTATTATTTAATTAACTTTGACGAGTAAGTGAGTTCACGTTTGCAAGCCATGGCTCTACGTTAATTTCCACAATTGTCGCTGACTTCAAATCCATAGCAGCAGCGACAGTTCTTACCGCCCGGCGCTCTTTTTCATCTGGACGCTGATGCCAGAAGGCAGTACCTGATTTATATTTACGGTTAAATTCTTTCGCGTTCATATCACACCGCCGCCATATCCAGGGCAATAGGCCGGTATTGGTCAGTATCACCAATACGTTCATAAATACGGATATAGGCACTTGTTGCCACAATCTGGACTGACTCCCCGATTGCAGTCATGGCACTGTGCCAGCGCGGATCATCAATCTCATAACGCCGAAGGGCCAGAACTGCCCCCGTAGAGACCTCACCTGATTTGTCAGTTGAGAAAGCCCGGTTAATCAGGATCTGCAACTCTGGTCGCGCACCTTCAGTCCAGTCGGCCAGGCACTGATCGATAAGCTCTTTGGCAGCCTGCAGGCGCTCATCAAAGGCAAGACGGTCAGCCATAGCTCGCTGAATTTTATAGCGACCATCAAACGTGAAAAGTGTGACGTTACCTTTCTTCCCCCCCAGTTTCACATCGTATTCATTTGCTGACAGGTCAACGAATGCCGCTATATCCGCAAAGGAATTATTTTTAAACTCCTTCATCAGTTTATTGAGCCCAATCGCCTTAGTCACGATCTCGCCGACCAGAGCATCACGAGCAAGGTCGATGGGTTTCAGCAGTTTTACCGGGATTAACGCACCTTTGGCATCCATCCAGTAATCAGCCGGAACAGTCGCTGCAGTAAATTGTGTTTCTTTCTTATCCATGATGGACCTCATTTAAATGTTGTAAAAATTTAGCGATTTCAGCACTGGCAGTCGCCAGTATTAACGGTGCAATAATGTTTGAAACATCTTTAACTAAACAGGAATCCTTTTTCTCTGCTGATATAATCGCGGATATATTCAGGTTTTCGTTACTTTCAGTGATCGTAATAACTATCTCAGCCACACTACCTCCAGATAACATGCATCCCGCGCCAGATAAGCATTTTGACCTGTGAGCTTTTGCCATCTTTGCGCTCGGTGATTTCGACTTCCTTCCCGCGCCACGCCTCGAAAGGACGGTCTACTTCGACAATCGGGCGACGGAATCGGGTGTTAATATCCAGAACCTGCAGGCCACCACGCATCAGGCGGTTAATCGGGGCCATCATTTTTGGATCGTTAATTGGTAAACGGCACATAGCAACTCCTGACCATGGGTTAGTGAATGTTGTTTTTATCTGCCGGGGATGGCGATATATTTTCAACCTTTGCGAATATCCTTGCGACCAGACCGTGAATAAATCCCCCCAGCGACATATGAATTCTTTTAGCGGTATTCCTTACCAGTTCAGAATCATCATCATTCCTGACCATTCGGGTCCGAACCTGAACCCCTTTACCTCTACGTGAGACCGAAATTTCAATAATGGCCATGCAGCCCCCTAATTAATGAGCATTTCAGCAAACTTACGCACCGCACCAGCACTGACAGCATTACCACTGATTTCACTATGACGACTGACACCGCGGACCAGCTTGAACAACCGGCGGGCATTGCCATGGCTGGCTTTAAACAGTGCCTCGCTGACGTCCTGGCTACCCGCACCAGGCAGCATACTGACCGCAATATCAGTGATATCGCTCTGCGGCAGGGAATCACCGATACAGAGAGCGAAGCCTACGCGGCTATACAGCTGCTGGTACTCGCCGCGCTTCCCTTTCAGGTTGATAATAAGACGCGGCATTCCCGCCAGAACCATGCCAATACCCGACTTGTCGTGGATGCGGCGCAGGGTCTCCAGTGCACGATATGGCAGGTTTTCCGCCTCATCGACCATCAGAAGGCGACCAGAATCACGCAGAGCCGCGATACAGGCCTCACTGAGTTCGTGCATGTTGCCACGCTTGCTGAGGCCCAGCAGGTTGCAGAGCTCTTCCAGAACCACACGAGCGGTATACCCCGGGTCGGCTTCAATAAGTAAGGCATCACGATGCTGCGCTGCGTACTCGCGCAGAATCATGGTTTTTCCAAGGCCAGCCGCGCCGAAGATAACGTTAAGATCGCCATCGAGATGCGCATATCGGATAACTTCCATCCCCTTGCGGGAAGTCACCGTTGGAACAAAGCGAGCCGTGATTTTTTGCGATTTTTCTTTTTCCGCTTCACGGTTGATAAAGCTGTGTGCCAGCGCATCAATCGCAGGAACATCCCCGGCATATTTGCCCTGCAGGTATTGGTTAATAACGGCGGCACTTTTGCCAATGGCACGGGCTACCTGCGTCTGGCTGTAGCCTTTACGGGTCATCAGGTCATTCAGTTCTGCATGTATGCTCATATTTTCTCTCTCTTACCGGGTATTACCGATTTTTTTCAGATATTCATCGCGGTCAGTCTCAAGGAAGAAATAAGGCTCTTCTTCTTTTTCAACGGTATATTCCGCAGGGATGAAACTCCCCAGGTCATCGAGTCGTTGCCCAGGTAACACAGAGCGGCCCTCGGCTTCGATCTCCTGGACTTTCTCTTCAACGCGTTTCATACGACGCTGACGGCGTTTTTCAACAGCTACATCCATTGCACTGACCGGAATCGCTGCACGTTTATTGCCGTTCCAGATTGCAGTACAGACATAAGAACCATCCATCCGGCGCACGATGACGGACTCCGGGTCGTGGATATCGAAGGCCACGCGCACTTCTTCGCTGTCGACCTGGATCAACTCCTCAGAGAAATAATCGTTATTGAACAGACGAAGCCAGCCACGCTGCGCGGTACGCCTCATTTCAGGCATGAACGCTTCCCGAAGTTCAACGTCGGTCAGATACTCTGTTTCGTCACCTTCGAGCTCAAGAACAGCCCGGCGGTACGCTGCTGGCGTCATATGTTTACCGTTGCGCCTGGGCAGTTCGCTGTGTTCGTGGGTATTGTTGTAGACGTCCACTTCCTCAGCGATGGCGTCAAGCAGCTGCTGCCATGAAGGGAGTTTCCCCAAAGCTGTACGCTGTACCGGTGTTAGTTCGCGGCCGTTCTCCTGCGCTTTGACCGCTGACTGAATAGCACGAGCGGTAATACGCGCATGCTCACGGTCGGCGCTGTCGCCGCTGAAGGTGTCAAACTGCATGGCCACACGGCGCGGTATCCCTTTGTTCAGACGCTCGATGATCCCGCGAGACTGAGGACGTCCAGGTATGCTGGTCGGGTGTTCAATACCCAGGCGGCTGAAAATACCAGTCACGTCAGCATCAAACGTTTTGTTGGTTTCACCGCCACCGTTATCGGAGTAAACAAACAGCGGCTTACCGAAGTGGCGCATGGCGTACCGGTAGGCATCGGCCACCGCGATAACGCTTTCAGATAAGGCCAGGCTCCAGCCGACGACAAAGCGTGTCCGGCCATCAATAATCAGGGTCAGCTCAGGTGTGAACGGGCGACCATGATCGGGGTGTGCAACCTTCATTTCCAGCGACTTACCGTCCGCAATCCAGCAACCATTAACCGGCATTTGCGACCAGTCACGTTTCTGGAAGCATTCATAAGCCAGCGCAGCAGAACCACTGACACGGCCACGCGCTTTCTCTCTGCGCGGCAGCTTCTCCATCGCCCGGCGAACCGCGTCATAGGAGGGGCACGCAGCAATCATTGCGGGCTGATCAACATAGATGGCAGTCCACTCGGCTTTAAAATCGCGGTATGCCTCAGTAAGACAGGGACCTTTGCGGCTACGCCAGTGAGCCAGGAAATCAGGCAGCCATTTAATCTGCTCCGGCTTTTTCGCTTTAAGATGACCGGGTGCCAGCATGGCCATACGCTCGATACCTGGTTTTGTTGACTCAAAAACGCTGACCCATTCCTGCAGGCTGCGGGTACCAACGCCTGCACGGCTGCTGCCTTTACGGGCATTGGCCAGCTCTGCAGAGTTCATCAGATGCTCGGGCAGCGTCCCATTGCGGGAACCCATTGAGACAAAATTCACAGCCGCAGTACGAGACATGCCCGCATCCCGGAGCTTTTCTACATACAGCGCCAATGCAGCGCGAGCGTCGGCAATTTGCTTTTGCTTCTCGGTCAGAGAATTAACTTCCCGGTCAAGCAGCGCAGGGCATTGACGTATAAGCGAAATATTTTTCTTTGTTGCAGTATCTGAACGCGGTCGCGTACTGACTACTTTTGTAGATACTGTCTTTTCTGAAAGCAGAGAGTTGTAATAACGATTTTTTATTTCCTCCTGAGTGTTAGCAGGCAAAAAATCGATGTGATATTCAAACGCCTTTGTACCTACGCGCTTCCGGCGGACATCAGGAACTTTTGCAGCGAGGTTATCAAGGTATTTACGGCAACCCCGTTCTGTAGCAGGCATCCCATTGCAACCTGTAAGCTCAGCGACTGTTGACCACATCATGCCACCTCACCATATCTCGATGGCCAGATTTCAGAAGGCTCAACACCAATAGCTGACGCAATGATCCGCTCACCTTTGGGATAACGACGGTCCAGTGCATTGTTCAAGGTGCGCGCGTTTAATCCTGAGTTACGAGATAAAGAAGCCAATGTGGTCCCTTTTTTACGTAACTCAGCAATGATGTCCGCTCGATGCCAATCGCATGAAGTGGTTCCATTTAAAGCGCATTTCTGAGACTCTATCCGTTTATACAT